TCAGCTTTTTAAACTGATCTATATTTTCTACAATGAAATACATAACCTTTAATTTCTACAAACATAAACAATTTATTGATACCTATTCAACTAAATTATTCAGTGGGTCTAGAAAACTTCGCGTATTCACCACCGATGAATTCTATAAGACCTAAGAAGTTTTTGCCAGCATCTTCTGTATTCTTTTTGTTTACGTCTATAATACCTAATCTAATATCGTACTGAGAATATCTTTTTGTGTTTAAATCTCCTGTAAGTTTCCAAAAGATCTGAGTCACCAAATAAAAAGACACGTCGTATCTAACTATTCCATTCACGAAATCATTGTACTCTTGAGGAGAGATTTCTGTAACGAAACCTTTACTGTTGATCTTCTTAATAAAGTATCTAATAAAATAACCTCTAGTGTAATCGTCTTCTGTAGGTTTTGGATAATAAGATACTGGCTCTAGAGCTTGCGTTTTTGTAACGTTCGTTTGCTTTAAGAACTGATTCTTTATAGAAGATGGTAAATTGGAAGAGTTTAAGTAGTCTGAATTACCGAATTCTTCAAATGTTTTTAACTCTTCGCTTGGTCCAATTATAGGATTTGGTCCACTAAAAAATTTGTTATCGTAAGTTTGATAATACTGACCTGAGTAAGGCACACCGTTTAATAAAAGACGATTTCCTGTCGTGTTTAAATTTGTTTTGACTCTAAATGATGGATAATACTTTAACATAAATTATGCTGTTGTTGAGAATATAGTTCCTTTATCTCCACCTTTAATTATGCCACCTTTACTTAAAAGCGTATCTCTAAAGCTAGAATTAGTACCATCTCCATAAGCGGCTAAATCGTTTGCAGTAAAATATAAATAGTTCTTTGGTACTTGAGACAAGTAGTTTTTTATCGCTCCATATATATTTGCAGCTACTGAAGGACTTGGGCCATTTACATAATTAGCACTAGGTTTATTTCCATTTGCTGATGTTCCGGTAACGGCTTGGAATTGGCGTGGTTTTTTAAGTGTATCTAAAATAGTAGTAGCTCCGCTGAATCCTGTTCTTGTTCTGTTTAAAATTACCGCTGCTACCCAAGCTCTCTCTTCTTGATTTGTTCCTGCTTCTGCGTATATTGCGCTTATTAACGCGTTAAAATCTGCTTGAGTTATTTTTCCTCTACCTAAGTAAGTTTCTACAATATCTAAAGCCTCTTGATTTGTAGCTACAAAATTAGTATTATTATTGGATGAGGATCCTTCAGGGTTAAACGATGCTTGAGCTCCTCTTCTTAAACTTGTATTTAGAGTTCTAGTTTCAAATTCGCCTCTTGCTTTTAAATAGGTCATATTGGCTTTGATAGCTGTTGTCCATTCGTTGTTCTCTATTGTATGAACATTTCCAGTAACCATGAATCCAACTTTTCTACTAGAAGCCGCTTCGTTCTCGTAAGTTTTTCTAATACCGTACGTGTAAGGCAAAAATTTATCCGTTATAGTAAAGCCTTGCATCATATTGAAACCTGATACTCCGTCTAAAGTAAAATTAACCGACACAGGAATCATAGCCGCGGCTCTAGTTGGAGTGTCTAATTTATTCTTATTTAATTTTTCTATAAAGTAGTTCATAGCATGACTCACATTTTCAGTAGACGGGTTGTATGTGCTATAGAAGTCTTGTACATTTTTATTAAACCTTAAAGCAGAAGAGATTACTGAATCTATGTTTGTGCCTTTTATTTTCAACTTATCCTTGTCTCTAGTTATGTCTACTTGCTCTGCTCTATTTGAAATATATCTGTCTTCGTAGTTTGCATTAATAAACCCAAAAGGCGTACCATCTACAGAACTAGCCGATTTTTTATTTATGTCGGCATTTGCACTAATTGCTAACATACTACCTACTTTTGTAGATAATTCAGTTCTTAGATCTAGACTTCTAGCTATAGATCCTTTACCAAAAACTGGAATATCAAAATCTGAATTTTTAGGAAGCATCTCTTCGTTATCTAAACTAGGCACTAATTGATCGTCTACTATTTGTAAACAGTTAGCAGTATCATCGTAAGCTATTCTGAATATATTAAAATTACCCAATGTTTTATTCATATCGGTTAAGATCTGCTCAACGAAGGCTTTTAAGAATACACTATTAGTTTCGTCTTGAGAAAAGAACTGTTTGACTATATCGAATACGTAATCTATGTTCACCAAAACATTCATTATTTTTCCTCTGTAAGTATCTATTTTTTGTAAGCCTTTAAAAGCAGGAATATCCCCAGAAATACTATCGTCTTTTTCTGGATTAAATAAAGGTGTAGTTTGTTTTTTATTTTCTTCTGTACCTTTTATTTTATCGCCTTCTAAAACCTCTTCGTAAAATAGTTGCTTATAGTCTGAAAAAGTGCCTTGGAAAGGAATCATAAAAGTTAAACCATTCGTAGTCATTTGGCATGGGTGACTTAAACAAAAATTAGATTCTGGGTTATAATCTATATAAAGTAAAGGAGTCATTGCGTTATTCTGCTCCTTCTTTCTATCGTATAAAGTACACGTATGGTTTAATATGAATAGTAAGAAGCCTAAAGGAATGTATACTGGATGAGCCAATCTAGTACCATCGTTGATATCTTGGTTTATATCGTAAGGAAGTACATAAGCTTTTAATAACTCTTCGTAATTTACTGGATTTGGATTTTGACCTTTATTAGAAAGCACAGCCGCATTGTATCCATATTTTACGTTCCTTTGATCTATGTTAGAATCGCTAAGAGTTTTATTTATTATTGCGTCTATATAAGGAGAAAATAGTCCGTCTCCATCTTTAAATACGGTGTTCATAAACTTAGAGTCAGAAAGTAATGAAACAGATCTTACTTTTCTATCTAGATCTATCTTTTTAGAACTTGCATCTATGGCTTTTACTAAAGAATAAATTTGTATTGTTCTTAAAGTGGCTTCTAAAGAGGATTGATACTGTACTGCTGGTTTAGTTTGCTCTGTACTTGTATTAGAAGTCGGATTTGTATTCTCTGCTGCAGAAGCTCCTTGATTTTGATTAGTTAAACTATCTCTATATTTTTGATACTCTCTTGTAGATTGATCAGAGTTAGCCAATTCTATAGCGTAAATTAAATCGCTATCTGTTAGTCTTACAGTTACAGGTATGGGTAATGCCGTTTCTACTTTATTTTTTACTTCTACATAATTTCCGTCAGCTTGACGCTGTCTTTCATTTTTATAGAATTCTATAGGTATTTTATAGTTATATTTTATTTGTAATACATAAAATCCTCCAGTAGATAACACGACGTCTGCAGAACTAAATCGGTCAGCACTAAGAAAACCTGGCGCAAATTGACCATTTCTCTGTTTTAAAGAATCTGATAATACAGTAGCAGTACTTCCAGGAATAGAGGTTCCTGTTTTAACCAAACTTCCGTAAACTGTTTTTTCTCCTGTAAAAAAAGAGACTATGTCTTGCAACATTTTTTCTTTTGAAACATCGTAAACAATAATATTTCCTGTTTTATCGTTTGTAGTAGGAAATTCTACATCTATAGTAAAATTATAAGGAGTTAATCCTGAGTATCCATTTTGTGTTATATAATTAGAATCTGCAAAATACTGAGTTTGTATAGAATATTTTTTATCTGCCTCTACTACGATTGCTAAACTAGCGGCTTGTTGCGCATTTTTATTTATTAAAGCTTTTTTAACACTTGATATATCTAATTGAATAGTTTTTACTACTGTATTTAAATTTTCTCTACCGTTTAAAATAACTCCAAATTTTTTGATATATAATTTATTTCCTGAGGAGTAGTAATAATCATAATCTAATCGACTACTATAATCTTTTGTTACATTATTGCTAGTATTCAAATTACTAGGAGCGATTGCATAATTCTTAAAAAAATCAGTAGTAACTGTAGAAGGCACAGAAGGAAGATTCTCTATAACTTTGTTATCTCCTAATAAGAAATCAGAATAACTTTTAAATAGTTTATCTATTTCCTCTGCTCTTTTAGCTTCTTGCGATTGTTTTTCTTTCGCGTCTGCTTTCGCTTTAGCGTCAATCTCTGCTTGTTGAGCTTGCTTTTGTATTTGAGCGTATATGTTATTTAACTCTTCTATTTGCTGTTGTAAAACTCCAGGTAAAGTTGCTGGTTGATTAATTTTTATAGTATCTGCTAAAGATCCAAGACCTACGAGTTTTAAAACGCAATCGTATCCTCCTTCTTGATTGTAAGAAAAAGAAAAGTTACTAACCATACCCAGCATACCATCATAGTTACCTTGAGATTGTCTTCTGTTTTTTCCTAAGTTTAAAGTAATTTGTTCTTTAGTTAGTCTGTCTTCGAAAGGATTTAAAGTAAAAAATTCAGAAGCTTTTAATTGATCAGAGTTTGATTCGTAGTAGAATGTGTTTCCCCACTCCAAAAACATTGTGTAACCTAATTTGAAATATAAAGCGTCTATTACGTCTAACTGTTTTACATCCCAAACTTTGAATTCTATAGTAGCTGATCTAACTGATCCTAATCTACCTTGTGTTTCTATTACAACCCTGCTTAATCCTGGCATCGGTCTATAACCAAAATCTTGCACTTCTTGATCTCCCAATAAAGAGTAGGTTTCTTTAAAACCTTTTCTTAGCGTATAGTTAGTGTCAGTATTTATGTCTTTAAAGTTAGATAATAATCTTCCATCGGGACTGAATATTGTTTTCTTATTATACTTAGAAACTCCTCCGTAAAGCACAAAGTTTTTGGCTAAATCTTCTGGTTTCGATAAAGTTATGCCAGTTAAATCTTGAAAGTATTTTGTATCTGTTTGAGCGTTTATATTGATAGAAGACACTAATCTAACCCAACCAGTTTTATTGCCAAGATACTGCAAGTTTGCGTTGTCTCTATTGGTTTGAGTTCCTTTTTTACTTCTAGTTTGTAACTGTTCTAAAAGCCAATTTGGAATGTGTGTACCAATGACGTTAGATATTTTATTATCGTTTGTTGCCATACTATCTTAATGAGTTAGCTGTTCTGTATTGATTGACTACAGACTGAATATCTGAAGGAATTCTTAATTGAGCTCCTGGTGGTGGGTATAATGAATCTCCTGGTAATGCGTTTGCAGATGCTATAACCCACCAAAAGCTAGTATCTCCATAAAAATCATAAGCCATTAAGTCCAATCTATCACCTAACACTACTATCACGTATGTATCGTCTTCTGAAACTGGAATTTCTGGATAAACGTTGTTGACATAATATTGACTGCCTGTTGCTTGGTACTTTGTTACATCTATATTTTGATATCTGCTAAAACTCATATTCTTCTATTATTGTTATTAAAGAACCCAGATTCTTCTAGACCGGAAAGTAGTTCTGTAGTTGCAGCGCCTTGATTTATAAGATCTCTAGTTTGTTGCTGTAATCTATCACTTTCTTGTCGTAATCTATTTGTTTCGTCTATTGCTGCTTGACGTTTTCTCTGCTCTTCTGTTTTACGGACATCGTTATCTTTCTTTTGTAAAGTGTCTACTATCATATTTCTATTTGCTAATAGAGCTGGTATATCATTGAGCTCCTGTGCTCTTCTTGGTAAAATGTCCATGATAGGTTTGAAACTAACCGTAACATTTAAGTAGTGCGGCAATTCTCCTACAGCTCTGCTTTCTTTTTCTCCGGCTAAAGAAGCTATTTCCCAAGAGGTATCATCTTCTATTGTAATATTAATGCTTTCTAAAAATCCAGGCGTTCTATATAAATAATCGCCTATTGTCAATTTAATGATAGGAGCTCTCATTGCTGAGGTTTGCGGACTATAATCAGGGTAAACTTGACTGGCTAAATAGTTAAGCTTTTCGTACATTGGTCTTAATTCTGGTCTTGATTGCGCGAATATTTTAAATGAAAAATTGACAGTGCGATCGAATCCTTGATACGTTCTAAAGTTTTCTCCTCTACCCAAATATCTAAATGAATTATATTCAGCAGCGTGATTATCAGATATGCCAGATAAAAATGCTCTAAATACTAAAGCTGTTGTTTTTGTAGGATTATCGTTAGATATTGCTTCAAAAGCAAATTTAATTATGTCTTTAGCATATGGATTTTCAAATGGAGAATCTCCTTCGTTAACCATAAATGGAGATAGCGCATTCAATCTATCTATACCTACATCGGTGCCTTGAACATAAGATGTAAAAGTGCGATTATCTCTGCTAATTCTAGGATCTCCAGGATTTCCTGCGAACATCCCATTCTGTATACTGTCTCTATTAAAATTCCAAGCTTTAGATCTTTGCGATGGACTTGCTACTTTAGTTCTAAAATCTTGTATTTTTGAATCTAAAACGTCTTGAAATAGTTTATTAGCTCCGTTAGTTTGTTGAGCCTTTATTTGATCGTAAGTAAGAGTTAGAATATTAGAAACTAAAGTAGTGTCGTTTACTCTTCTTATTATTGTTTTTCCAACTCCGTAAGTAGAACCTGGCCCTTGTATGTAGTCGAATAGTATACTTTTATTCAAAGACATTCCCAAAGTATTGTATAAATTGGGATCAGTAAACCTTACCTCTCTATTGCTGTTAAACATTTTAGTCTTATAGAAAGCGAGCAATCTGTTTCTATCTTTTCCGTTTACAGTAGTGAATTGCTTTTGAATAGTAGCAGCGTAAAAGTTTTGAAATTGAAAACCATTGATACCGATTCTGTCAGGTCTATATCCTGTGCCAGAAGTTAATACAGCGCTCAATAAATTTTTTCCACTTGGATCGTATATCCACGTATTAGGAATAGAACCAAACGAAGTAGCTTGGTAACCTTGTGTGGTTTCCATTCTAGGATTGGTTTTTTGTAACTCTACTTGTTTTTTCAAAAAAGCTGGTCCTCTTGAACCGTCTTTAAGAAATTTTGATATTCTTAATTGATCTATTTCGCCTGTTAAAGTTCTTCTAGCAGTTCCAGTTCCAGGGTCCAATTCCGATCCACCTCTTATAGGATAATCTAAACTGTTTCTGTTTCTTTGATAAAATTGTAGAATAGAATTAGTAACGGGTCCAGCGTCTTGCATTGGAAATTTAACGTAAGGTAAACCAGAGTTTCCTCCTTGCGGTTGATCCATTCCGTATTTCAACGTAGTAAAGTCTGTCTTCTGATCTAAGAAAACTGAATCCTGTAAATTTGGTGAATTATAGTTTAGTGGCATTAAGAAGTGTATCTAGTTGTGTCGAATTTTGTGTAAGAGTTGTTTTCGAAACTGTTTAACATTAATTTACCGGTTGGAACTCCGTCTAATACTACGTTTCCTGTAACGAATCTTACTTGTGAATTTCCACCATCAGGTTTTTGAGTCGCAAGCTTAGCTAATAACTCTACAGTTTTTCTTGAGTTTTCTGC